ACCCGTAGTATTACAAAAGTAACCATTTCCACTCACAGCAGAAAAAGTTGCTGTTTTAATACTTGCTGTAACCCAATCTACGGTTCCCGTTCTCCCAAACCCTGTTGCTGAAGCACACGATCCTAAAGCAATCGTATCTCCGGATTCTCCTAGAGTGACGGTTGTTCCTGATCTTGGGGTTACTAAATTTACTTTAAGTTCTGACATATCTAATTCCTATCATATTTTTTTATCTATTGAAATTTGTATCTTACTATAACTACTCCACTTCCTCCAGTTCCGCCAGTTGTACTTGGTGTAGTAGCACCACCCGAAGCTCCACCTCCACCGGTATTGGCTGTTCCAGCCATACTACAAGGAACCCCACCTCCATCGGTTGCTGTTCCACCTGTGGTATTAGAACCACCAGCTCCACCACCACCTCTCCCTACGGGAGAAGCTGTAATACACGAAGTTGCTCCAGCACCGCCATTACCTCCACAACCTGTTGTTGCGTCAGCTCCTACGGCAGTTGCTCCACCTCCTCCGCCTGAAGATAAACCTGGAGTAGGACCATCTAAGCCGCTCCCTCCATTGTTTCCTTGAGGGGGAGTAGTAGAAGGATCATTACCTGTTCCTCCAGCTCCATTTGAACATGAACTTCCTCCGCCACCGGAACCTCCTGGAAGTCCAGCTCGACTAGGTGCAGAGCCTTTACCACTAGCTCCACCGCCCGCGGACGTTATTGTTGAAAAAATTGATGCGGTTCCCCCTGTAGAATTAACTGGTCGGCTAGCTGCTCCTGCACCTCCACCCCCTACTGTAATTGTATAATCGGATACTGCAGCCGTTATAGCTGTTGTACAAGGACCTGTGCCTAAAGGAGAAGTGGTATAACAACCTGATGCTGTACCATTAGATTCTCGATATCCACCAGCACCACCTCCGCCACTACTCTGATTGGCCGGTGCACCAAAACCACCACCCCCGCCACCAGCGATAACTAGATAATCGATAGTCGTGGATCCCGCTGGATTTCCTGCGGATGATACACACAAAGGTCCGGTACTTGTAAAAGTATGAACTTTATAATTTGTACAGACGATTGATCCCGTTGAGGGTGTACCCCCTGTTGCTGTTACATATTCAGCTTGAGCCATTGTAGCAGAGTTAGCTTGGGATGTGGTAATCCATCCTTGTGTTGTTCCCGTATAAATAATTGTTACGGCGCCTCTGTCTGCGTCTACAGTTGCACAGTTACATGCGCCTTTAATTTTTTTTGAATTTCTTCCTAAAGTTAATGCATTAGTATCAAACGTTCCTGCAAAATCCACAAAGGAAATCTGGTCTCCTTCAGTGGGACTCGCGGGAAGTGTCGCTGTGAAAGCAGTTGATGTCGTATTAACTAAATAACCTGATCCTGCTGCTGCACAAAATGCAGCCGTCTTAGCTGTTGTACACCATGTAATGGCACCAAAACCTGTTGCAGAAGCCCCACATGCTAACGCAACAGTATCCCCACTTTCCCCTAACGTAATAGTGGTTCCTGTTGCTCTTTTAATATTGTTTACTTTTATTTCACTTGCCATAATTTAATTTTGGTATTTATATCTTATCATTACAATTCCTGATCCACCAGAAGTACTACTCACACAGGTTGCTCCCATATTACCACCTGAACCACCTCCCGTATTAACTGCTCCTGCACATCCTTGAGCTTCTACAGCGGGCGGACCTGCGGGAGAGACAGTATTTGGTTTACTTCCACCAGCGCCTCCACCACCATCTCCTCCAGCTCCTCCAGTATTTGGAGCTGAATAGGCAAGAGCGCCACCTGCTCCGCCACCTCCACCTGCAAAATATCTTGTTGATCCTGTTGGACCGGGCGTTCCATAACTTGGGGCTGTCGGACCTATAAAAGGATCTGCTAAATAACTTCCACTTCCACCAGCTCCACCTACAGAATAACCTGGCCATCCAACACCTGCGGTAGCAGCTCCTCCACCACCACTTGCAGCGAAAGGAGTACATCCCGCTCCGGGTCCTGTACCTCCTGGATTTCCTTGACTTGGACTTGTTGGTGGGTCATTTCCTGTACCACCATCCCCTCCTGGAGGGCCACAATATCCACCACCGCCTCCACTTCCACCGGGGTCTGCTTTTACAGCGGGACAGGGGGAACCACCACCTCCTCCTCCGCCTCCTGCGGATGTAATTGTTGAAAAAGTTGAAACTGTTCCTGGATTGCCTTTCGTATAACCTGAGTGAGGTGCAGAATGAGCTGCTCCTCCAGCACCTACGGTAATTGTATAATCTTGTACGGGTACCGCTAACCCGGCAGGGGCATTTAAAGGAGAATTACTTCCTGGAGCCGTAGTGAACATTCTAAATCCACCTGCTCCACCAGCTCCTGCGCCTGCACCGGGAGTTGGTGCTGCACCTCCGCCTGCACCGCCTGCTATTACAAAATATTCTGCAACATTCGAGCCCGTAGCTTTTCCTGCAGCAGTTACATTCAAAGGTCCTGTTCCTGTAAAAATATGTGTTTTATAATCCCCACATGTGATTGTTGCATTTCCTCCTGTGGCAGTTACATAACTCGGTTCTCCTGTAACATTTGAAGTAGAATCCATTGTATTTTTCCACCCTCGGGTACCATCAACATAAACTAGAGTAATGGACTGACCTTCAGTGCTTAATGTTGCATTAGAAGACCCACCATTTATTAGGGATGAATTTCTGCATACAGTGACAGATTTACAAGCTGCCGCCCATGTATTTTTATAATCCGCTAACGAAACAATATCACCAGCGGAGGGACTGAGAGGTAAAATAACTGTAATAGCTCCTCCACAAGTATTAACAAAATATCCCTTTCCACTTGCGGCTGTAAAGCCTGCTGTTTTAGCAGTCGTACACCAATCAACAGTTCCGGTTCGTCCAAAACCTGTTTGTGATGCCCCTGTACCCAAGGCTACAGTTTCCCCTGAACCTCCTAATGTTACGGTTGTTCCACATTGGGGTCTGACTGTATTAACTTCTATTTTACTCATTATACAATTACCAACGTTCCTGTTATTGTTATGGTAGCGGGAACCGTTACAGGTCCTGCTAATACTCCATTTTCAACTGTTTGTGTGACAGCCATCGTTGCCGATTGATTTAATATAAAATCATTAGCAGCTTCACCGCCGACATATAAAATTCCATTTGTAGTTCCTACGCTCATGTTCCTCCTTATGAACTAATCGTGTCGATGTATGACGTAACTATATCCAGAGAAGACGCATCACTTGAAACAGCATACAGATCATCTCCATCTGCCATAACAATTTTAGCCCCGCCCTGAATCAATTCAATTGATCCGCCTGGGGGAATGCTCGCGTCCTTCGCTAAATAATAATTATTCCCGCCTTTAACAATGTACACATCGATAGTAATACTTGTTGTAAGTATATTACAGCACCGAATACCAATAACTGCATCATAGTCTCCTGCATCTAAAAGTACTTGAGGGGTGCCTCCTACCACTCGTTGTAAATCGTTTCTAAAGTCCTGGGCCATGTTTCCTCCTTATAATGCAACAGCCATAGCTATTGCAAATCCTTGTGTTGCTCCTGCGGTTCCAGCCGCAACTGCTGTCACTAAACCTTTAGCATTTACCGTAACCGTTGCCAAGGCATAAGATCCTACATCACTATTAACGGTTGCTAATGTTAAAGCTCCGCCGGTTGCAATGGTCGCATCTCCCGACATGTCTTCTTCTTCGTAGCTGGTACCATCAGCGATTAAAATTTTGTTAGCGGTCACGCTAGGCATTATAAATTTAGAACCTACGGTTAAATTATTACTTGTGACCACGGATCCTGTGCCTGCTGAATTAAGATTTAAATCTAAATTAGCATCTCCCACCGCCGCAATGATCGGAGCATTTCCTGTATCCTTATTCGTAATGTTTATATAGTTGGCTGCGCTTGCAGTCTTTGTAAACATTAAAAATTCATTACTAGAATCATCAACAATTCCATAAGTGCTATCCACCACAATGTTGAAGGCATTCATGGTTAAAGAACCTGCTAAAGAAAGAGCCCCACTATTATCTCCAAAGACAACAGTTCCATCTGTACTCTTCATCAACCCTTTACTTGCAGGTAAAGTACAAAATACAGATTTTGTACCGGCATTAAAATCTACGAGAGCATCCGAGTTAGAAGAAGTAATTGCTGTTCGAGTTAAAGTAGCGCCCGAAGCCGTAAAATCTCCATAGCCTACTTCCCATTCATTATAAGAATCAGATTCATGGAAGATACAATAATAGGTAGTATTACCATCACCAATTCCAGCTGAGAAACCTTCAAAATCTTCGACTGCTCCGAGTAAAGTAATAGTACCCGTACCAGTCGTCGTAGTAGTTTCTTTTACCCGATCGTTTACTATAAAAGCCATTTATTATCCCGTTACTGTTAATAGTCCGCTTGCGCCTGGCGTTGGGAAAACAATTTTAAACGTGCCATTAGTAGCCGTTTTATTTTCCGTAAAATCTAAAAAGAAACAAGCTGCGTTAGTAGTTAAAGTTGCACTTGTATTATAGATTAACGCGTACCTCGCAGTAATAGTTACACTGGTATATTCAGGATCGGTAAAATCAGCATATGCTGTTGTTCCCGAAGTTCCTACCGTGTTACCACTTAATGTAATTCCCCCAGCACTATAACCTGTGCCGGATGCTTCATTGGTATCTACATAAGCAGTGTAATCTGCTAGATTTGTTGCGGAGCTAGTATAGAGTGCAATGTTAAAAGTATCATTAGCAAAATCATGATCGCCTTTGATCAGCTCACTTTTAAAACTTGTACATACTACATTTGCCATTTATTTCCTCCTATGCTCTTGTTCGTGGCGCGTTCAAAATTTCTCTGATAACACCATTCATATATTCATCTCTATTTCTTCTGCCTTGTTGTTCAATGCCAAGACCTGTTAGAGATTGTTGATATTTTTGCTCGTATAATTGATACATTCTATCGTTCGCTAAGAATGCAAATGCCTCTACGAGACAGGCATATGTGAGCGTATTTGGAGCGTTTAAACTCAAATACGTTGTAGTGTTAGTGGATGCTAAAGCAGTTCCAGCACTCGCTGTAGGTCTTCTAACATAAGCGACTTCAACATTCAAGGCTGTATCTGGTGTAGGAGAAACGAACATCTTCGTTTCGTCCCAATTTGCATAATATTTAGGAGTTCCTTGCGTAACTCGAGTCCCTGAATATTCATCCATGAATGAAATATCTTTTTGCATTAAATAAGTTCGAGTTTGTGGACTAGCTGTAGCATATGTAGTTACATATCTAATAATTAAAATTCCTGTAGGAAGAGATACAAAAGGAGTTCCAGCCGTTAAACTAGAATAATCATTTTGTCTAAACACATCGAGATCTACATCCGTCATAATTCTATATTCAGCGTCTGATATAAAATCATTCACAATAGTAGTATCGATAACCGTACTAGTGGTTTCCGTATAGTTTCTAATTTTAGTAACTAATTCATCATAGGTCATGGTGTTATTGTAACGGGTCCTGCTGATACAGAATTACCGCCTCCTCTTATACCTCCCACTGTAGCAGTATTTGTATCAACTGTAAAATAATACCAGTCAGTCGGATTCGTTAAATTTCTTACTGTTGCTCCTGCAGAATGAGTTGCAGCTGTTGAGCCATACGCCCCTCTTTGGACCCATTGCGGGTTCATTGAAGTAGCTTGGGGAGAAACTTGTCCTAAAACATTGGAACTAATCGTAGAATATCTAATAAGTTCACTTCCAATTAAAGCCACTTGAGGTTCATTATCATTAGTTGTTAAAAAAGAACTCCCATCGGTTAAGGTAATTCCACTGTTTGTTGTTGTATCTGTAATGGCAGACGCTAAAGTAGTGGTGACGTTTGTATATCTTCCCACGGTAATTGTATAGCCTGCCGCTTTAATAATATTAGTACCACTAATTCCATCAAAATCTTTAGGGGTTGCATAGCCAGCAATAGGATCATCAACAGTACCAGTACCTGGAGCTACCTCAATCGTTCCTCTAAATCTTACGGTCGTAGAGGTATCTCTACCATGACTCGGGGAATTAACAAAAATGAGACTAGAAGCTGCAGCATATGTTTCAAAAGGATTAGGGGATAATAAAATAGTAACAGCGGGGGGTGTTCTTTCAGGAGGTCTAGGATGTTCTAAAGCTTGTGCATCTCCTCCTCTAACTTTTATTTCTAATTGGGGCTGCTTGGATTCAAATTCAGAAATATGTACCCACGCCCCGGTCCATTCACGGACCATTTCTGTATAAGGAAATTGTAAACCACTACGATCTGAAATAGCGATTGCATTTTTTCCTGTTGAATATTTTCCTGCCATTAAGATACACTCGGATAATAGGCTTTAGGGGTTATATAACTACTTGACTCAGAACCAGCCATTTTTTCAGCTCTCAAGATTTCATCTTCATAGATTAATTTCAAGGCTTCTACTCTCGCAGGAGCAATTTTTAAACTTAAATAATAAGCAAGTCCTGCACACATAGCAGGATAAAAACGGTATATAACATCAGAAGTATTACTATAAGACCCAGCTGCCGTATTCGTATCTATTCTACCCACATACCATGTGTATAAATAATTAGAACCTTGAGCACTTCCTGGAGTTAAATAAACCCATAGACGTGTGTACAATCTAAAACGTTGTACAAAAAATTGACTAGGATTGCCCACAGATTTTTTATTAGCCAAAGCAGCAAATGCACTCTGATCAATTTTAGTCATCGTCGTATCTGTTGGATTACTCGTACTTGATGCTACATTACGATAACTAACATTTAAAATATCATCAACATTATAAAGTCCAGTAGGACTTGGAGAAGCTAAATCAGTAACGTGATTAGCATTGGTTACACTAGCTTCTGTAGCCGCAGCAGAGTCCCATGCAAAATCATAATAATTTTGATCTGCCACCAGATCAATATTAGCATGATTAATTTTCCATTGGATTAATCCTCTGTTTCCCCATTCGGAAAAAAGGATATTTAAAGATCTGCGTATAGTGAAGAGATCATAGCCAGAACGACTTTGAACCCCACATCTTTCAAAAGCCTCTTCAATGATGTCGTCTATCGCAGGATCAAATTTTACTGTTCCTGATATAGCCATCTAATCTCCTATGTATACGTTATCGTGACGCCAGTAGTATTCGTCAGATCTAAGTACACTCCATCATTAAACACGACCCCAGAACCAGGGATCCATACATTTAATCCTTCTGTTCCAAATACGTAATCTAATTTTAAAGTACCACCCGTACCTGTTCCATCATAAAGTTTAATTTCTGATGTAGCTATTCCTTTAGCTTGAATACTTGTTACTCTTGCTCTGTTGGTAACTAATTGTCCGTCTGCAGTAGCATGGGCACTCTGTTGGTCACCATAAAATGAACCGCCTCCAGCCATAATTTATTCCTCCTATTTTCGTGAGCTCCCGAAGGAGCTCACAACTTATTTATTAGTCTAAGTTATTATTTTGTTGATACAGAACAGTAAATCTACACTCACCAGCATCTGTTGCCGCTGAATTAGTAACATTAAGTCTTACATCACTTGTTCCAGTGTCTTCCCAAGCTAGTGTTCCACCAGCTTCAGTAGTTGGACGTTTAAGTCCCACAGTTGTTCCAATAGCGAACGTATTAACAAATGTAGTGGCTGCTCCACCAACTTTGCCAATGCTAATATTAGTAGCATCAGATGATGCTGCTATACTATCAAAAACAATATCTATTAACTGTGAATTTGCTGGAATGATCACATTAGTTGCTTCTGCTGCGATCGCTCCGCCTGATAGGTCAATAGCATGTGTTTGTGCCATTACAACTTGGCCGGTATTTTTCATATCCGTTCCAACTGTAGTACCAGTCGTATTTTTA